ATAAAACCATGAAAGATAAACCAGACCTAAAAGTAATCGACAATAAGCCGCTAACAATCAAACAACAAAACTTCATCAATGAAATTGTTAAGGGCAAAGTTACAAGCAACAAGGAAGCCTATTGCAAAGCTTACGAAGTAACCATGAACAAGGACGGGACCATACCCAAGTGGGTAGAGGTCGAAGCCTCCAAACTCTTAGCAGACTCTAAGATTGCACAAAGCCTACAAAGTGCATTAGCTAAGAAAGAGGATAGATTGTTGGCTTCTTCGCTCAGGGTCAAAGGGTACGTTCTAGATCGTTTGTACAAGGAAAGCCAAGAAGCAAGCAATGACTCGGCACGAATCCGAAGCCTAGAACTGTTGGGGAAAAGTGTCTCAATGTTTTCTGATGTAGTAGAGACCAAGAAAGAGAGAACTCCCGAAGAGATAGAGCGAGAGATAGAGGAAAAGATTAGATTGCTAAGTGATAGCAGTTAGCTAACTCCCCATTTAATAGAGAAAACTAACCGAACAAGAAAAGGATTCTTTGTTTGAACAATATTTTTTGGCTACCCGACCCCCCTTTTTTTGTACACGCATGTCTGACATACAATACATAGTGATATGCACATTTATATACCAGGTTTGACGAAAGAAAAGGGGGTACTATCAAAATGCTAGCTGTTTTTTTTGACACCCCTACCCCCTAAATCTATATATATGGGTCTAGGGTCCCTATTTAGCGTAAATTTTTGTTGCATTTTTTTGTGAAGTCGTTCAATATTGTACAATCTAGAGATTTTTATACACTATTTACCTACTTAGCTAGTAACTTACTAATGAAATTGGTAAGTTCCTGGGGATATCTCTCCTATGTTTTTGTTTTTTTCATATATTCCTACTAGCTAAGTAGGTTCTTACTAACAAATGAATTTATCTACTATTAATAACTTGTCATTGGATGAAAAAGAGGAGCTTCTGACGCTTCTTGAAGAGCTTGATGATGCCAAGTCTAGGATAGAGAGTAAGAAAAGCTATCTTAGTTTCGTTAAATCGCAATGGTCAGCGTTTATTCATGGCGACCATCACGAAATTATGGCGGAAGCCTTCGAGAGGGTGGCTAAAGGCGACCTAAAGCGGTTAATTATCAATATGCCGCCTAGACATACCAAGAGTGAGTTTGCTTCTTATTTGCTTCCTGCGTGGTTTCTAGGGCTATATCCAGATAAGAAGATAATACAGACGGCTCATACTGCAGAATTAGCAGTAGGTTTCGGTAGAAAGGTAAGAAACCTGGTTAATTCGCAAGATTATAAGAGAATATTTACAAATGTGTCTTTGCAAGCGGACTCTAAGGCTGCGGGAAGGTGGAATACTAACAAAGGCGGAGAGTATTTTGCGATAGGTGTTGGCGGTGCTGTAACAGGTAAAGGTGCTGATCTATTGATTATTGATGATCCGCACTCTGAACAAGAAGGTGCTAGCAGCGATATCAACGTATTTAACAAGACTTACGAATGGTATACCTCTGGACCTAGACAGCGTTTGCAGCCTAACGGAGCAATAGTTGTGGTAATGACTCGCTGGCATCAGCGTGATCTTACGGGTCAGATTGTGGATGCTAGCATAAAACGGGGTGGTTCTGATGAATGGGAAGTCATAGAATTACCCGCTATATTGCCTTCTGGGACCCCGTTATGGGAAGAATTTTGGAAATTAGAAGAATTAGAAGCGTTAAAAGCAGAACTACCGTCATCTAAGTGGTCTGCTCAATACCAACAGGACCCTACTGCTGAAGAAGGTGCGTTGGTTAAAAGGGAGTGGTGGCAGACCTGGGAATACACCGAACCGCCTGATTGTGATTTTATTATCCAATCTTGGGATACGGCTTTCTTAAAGAATCAAAGAGCGGACTATTCTGCTTGCACAACGTGGGGTGTCTTCTACAAAGAAGGCGATGATGGGATGCTGGCTCCTAACGTTATTTTGCTAGATGCTTACAAAGATAGATTAGAGTTTCCTGATCTGAAGCGTTTGGCTACGGAAAAATACAATGAATTTAAACCCGATGCTTTTATTGTGGAAGCGAAAGCTGCGGGTATGCCTTTGATCTTTGAGTTGAGGGCTACAGGTATCCCTGTTCAGGAATACACGCCTAGTCGTGGTAATGATAAGATATCTAGGGTAAACGCAGTTTCAGATTTGTTTTCTTCTGGTGTTGTGTGGTGTCCTGAGACTAGGTGGGCGGAAGAAGTTATTGAAGAGTTTGCTGGTTTTCCTAACATGGAACACGATGATTTAGTTGATAGCAGTACGCAAGCTCTGTTAAGATTTAGACAAGGTGGTTTTATTCCTCTGTACACAGATGAAGAGGAAGAAGAACTTGAACCGCACAAAAGGGCGGATTATTACTAGGAGATAAATGGCAATAGAAAAAACACCTGCAACACCTATTGAGGGTTTGATTGAACAGGAACCTGAAGGTGCTGATATACAGATTGCTATAGAGAATCCAGAGTCTGTTGCAATAGAGACAGACGATGGCGGTATGCTTATAGACTTTGATCCTCAGCCTGAAACGGGTGAGGTTGATTTTAATAGTAACTTAGTTGATTTTATTGATAACGATGAGATTGATAAAATTAGTAGTGACTTGCTATCTGCTTATCAGATGGATAAGGATTCTCGTAAAGATTGGGAAGAAACCTATACTAAAGGTTTAGATCAGCTTGGCTTGAAGATAGAAGAAAGAACACAGCCCTGGTCGGGAGCTTGTGGGGTCTTTCATCCTATGTTGACTGAAGCGGTTATCCGTTTCCAATCGCAAGCTATATCTGAGATATTCCCTGCAAAAGGTCCTGTCAAAACAGTTATTGTTGGTAAAGCTACCGAAGAAAAAGAAAAACAAGCTAATAGGGTTGAAGATTATATGAACTATCTTCTGACCTATGAGATGACTGAATACAGAACTGAGACAGAGAAGCTATTGTTTTCTTTGCCTCTAGCTGGTTCTGCGTTTAGAAAGGTTTATTACGATCCTAATTTAGGCAGACCTAGCGGTATCTTTGTACCGTCTGAGGATGTGGTCGTTAATTACGGAGCGAGTGATTTAGAGACTTGTGAACGTGCTACTCACGTTATGCGTGAATCTGCTAATGAGATTAGAAAAATGCAGGTAAGTGGCTTTTACCGTGATATAGATATCCCTGAAGCTTCTAGCACTTATTCTGATATAGAACATAAATACAGCGAACTCACAGGAGAAATGGAGGGAGCTGAGTACGATAAACGTCATACTCTATTAGAAATGCAAGTTAATTTAGACTTGCCTGGCTTTGAAGATGAGGTGAACGGTATGCGTACAGGTATAGCTTTACCTTACGTTGTGACTATGGACTATCCAAGCGGTGTAGTTTTAAGCATTAGAAGAAACTATTATCAAGATGATCCACAGAAGAAAAGACGTACACACTTTGTACATTATCAATATTTGCCTGGTTTAGGATTTTACGGCTTTGGTTTGATTCACATGATAGGTGGTTTAGCTAAATCTGCTACTTCGATTCTTAGACAGTTAGTAGATGCTGGTACGTTATCTAACTTACCTGGTGGTTTAAAGTCTAGAGGCTTAAGAATTAAAGGGGATGATACTCCTATAATGCCTGGAGAATTCAGAGATGTGGATGTTCCTGGCGGTGCTATTAGAGACAATATAACCTTCTTACCGTACAAAGAACCGTCTAATGTTTTATATAATTTATTAGGCACCATTGTCGAAGAAGGTAAAAGGTTTGCCAGCATATCTGACATGAAGATATCTGATATGAATAACCAGGCACCTGTTGGAACAACTCTAGCTCTGATAGAAAGAAATATGAAAGTTATGTCTGCGGTCCAAGCAAGGTTACACGCAGCTATGAAAAAAGAATTTGAATTGTTAGTTGGCATCATACAAGACTTTGGTAATCCTTCTTATCCTTATGAAACAGATGATGAAGAAGCCATAGCAGCCAGCGACTTTGATAAAAGAATAGACGTACTGCCTACATCTGATCCTAATGCATCAACAATGGCACAAAGGATAATGCAGTACCAATCTGCTTTACAGTTAGCAGCATCTGCACCTCAGATGTACGATATGAAACAATTACACAGGCAAATGCTCGAAGTATTGGGTATTCCTAATGCAGAGAACATAATACCTGCTAACAAAGAGATACCGCCTGTTGATCCTGTATCTGCAGTACAAAACTTAATAAATAACATTCCTGTTAAGGCATACGATTTCCAAGACCACGATGCACATATACAAACGGTAGGAGCAGCACAAGATAATCCAGAAGTTATTTCTCTCCTAGAAAAATCGCCAAATGCGGCTCAGATATCTGCTGCTGCTTCTGCTTATGTAAATGATCATCTGACTATGAAGTTTAGAAAAGAAGTTGAAGCTGAACTAGGTGTAGAACTACCGCCTATGGGACAACCTCTACCACCAGATGTTGAGAAACGTATCTCTGAATTAGTGGCTGAAGCTGCTACCAGAGTATCGGATTCTGCTAGAAGAGATGCACAGCAACAAAGAATTGCTGAACAAATGCAAGACCCATTGATACAACAGAAAGCTGCTGAGATAGAAATTAAGAAAGCTGACGTACAACGTAAAGCTATAGCAGATACTGCAAGAATAAATCTTAATGCTCAAAGACAGGCAGAACAAATTGAGATAGAAAAAGAAAGATTAGCTACTCAAAGAGAGCTTGCGGGTGCTGAACTTGGACAGAAGATTGCTAGCGATTTGCTAGAAGCAGAACGTGAAAGCGAAAAGCAAGCACGTGAAGACTACGAAAAAGGACTTGACATTGGTATCCAAATCGCTAAAGATATAGATACGAATGATAAATGATATCCAAGAGCTATCACTTTCAGAGTTTCTGAAGAAGAGGCTTAGAGATATTATGAATGACAAAGCTGATTTTTTAGCTACAGGAGATTGTAATAGTTTTCCTGAATATAAAAAAATTAGTGGTGTTATCGAGGGATTAGCCCTTGCAGAACGTGAAATGTTAGATTGGATAGATCAGCATCAGCGTGAATAGGAACTCGACTCCTTAAGTCGTGCAACATTATGAGTGAACAAGAAATAGAAATAGAAGCAATAGATAAACCAGAAACTGAAGAAGAAATTAAAAGTCAGTTACCTGATCCTCTAGGGTGGAAAGTTCTTGTTGCTATGCCCGAAGCAGAAGAAAAAACTGATGGCGGCATTATTAAAGCTACACAAACTATTAAAGATGAAGAAATCAGTAATATGTGTGGTTATGTTCTTAAATTAGGTCCTGATGCTTATCAAGATACAAATAGATTTCCTAGCGGTCCCTGGTGTAATGAAGGAGATTGGGTAGTGTTCAGACCTTATTCAGGAACTCGCATGAAAATTTACGGTAAAGAGTTTCGCTTAATTAACGATGATACTGTGGAAGCAGTAGTAGAAGACCCTACGGGAGTAGTTAGAGCATGAGTGACAACTTAAATATAGAGACTGAATTTAAACCTGATGCGGAAGGTAATTTACAACCGCAATCAGAAGAAGATAAATTTTTTGGAGTAAAAACCGAAATAACTAAAGAAACTACCAATACTGATAATTTAGAGGTAGAAGTTATAAACGATACTCCAGAAGAAGACAGACGACCACCAAAGGTCGAGACTGAAGAACCTGTTGCTGTGGATGATGATACAGTTGATGCAGAGATTACAGACTACAGCAAAAGAGCTGGCGACAGAATAAACAAACTTAAATACGAGTATCACGAAGAACGCAGAGCTAAAGAAGGTGCACAAAAACAAGCAGAAGAAGCTACTAAGCGTTTAAAAACTTTACTTACAGATAATCAAAGATTACAGCAACTCGTCAGTCAAGGGTCGGAAGTATTAAATGAGCAAGCTGTGGCTAATGCCCAATTTGCCAAACAAAGTGCAACAGACAAGTTTAAGAAAGCATACGATGATGGTGATGCAGAAGCTATGGCTGCTGCTCAAGCTGAACTAGCTAAAGCATCAGTTGCTGAAACAAGTGCACCGCAATACGCTCAAGCATTGCAACAAAATGCAGTCATGCAACAACCTCAACCAGAAATACCAGAGGTTGATGTAGCTACTAAAGATTGGGTATCTAAGAACTCTTGGTTTATGGGAGATACCCCACAACATCAAGAAATGACTGCTTATGCTTTGTATAAAGATAAACAATTACAAGCTGGTGGTGTTGATCCAGCATCTCCTAGATACTATGAAGAAATAGATAATTCTATGAGACAAGAGTTTCCAGATTTTTATGGAGTCCAACCACAAGATAATGTGCAAGTTGAAACTCCAGAGGAAAAACCACAACCCTCAAATGTTGTGGCACCTGTTACGAGAACAACAGGTAATCAAAATTCTCGCTCAGTACGATTGACTCAGACGCAAGTTAAGTTAGCACGTCAACTTGGTATAACGCCTGAGCAATACGCAAAACAACTATTACAGGAGTCTTAATGACAGAAGATAATAAAGAGATCGAAAATACAGAAGATCAAGTGCGTACCGCTAGAACGGAAGATAACCGAGAGGTTACTCAACGAGTTGAAAGTTGGGAAAATCCTTCTAACCTACCGAGTCCTGATCCACAACCAGGTTGGGTTTTTCGTTACATTAGAACAAGTTTGCTGGGTAAAGCAGATAATCCTAATGTTTCTAAAAAATTCAGAGAAGGTTGGGAACCATGCAGATCAGAGGACCATCCTGAACTACACGTTCACATGATGGACTATAAATCTGAATGGGCGGATAAAGGACACATAGAGATAGGTGGACAGCTACTCTGCAAAATGCCTGCTGAGAAAGCCGCAGCTAGAGATGAACACTTTAGAAGCATGGCACAAACTCAAATGGATTCTGTAGATAATGCTTACTTTAAGGATCAAGACAACAGAATGGCTACTAAACAAGTATTTGAAAGAAAATCTAAAACTACATTTGGTAGAGATTCCTAGTCTTTAGTTTAACTTTTAATAATCGAGGTATTTTATGGCTTCATCAGCAACACCTATGGGTGCTGAACCTGTTGGGTCTTTAGTATCATGTGCTTACAACGCAAAGATTACCCACTACAAAATAGCTAACAATTTTGGTACAGCTATTTTTTACGGTGACTTTGTTAAGTGGGCAGATAACAACCCTAACACAACTATCCAAAAGGACACAGGAACTACTTCCTTGACTCCTATTGGAGTGTTTTTAGGTTGTGCGTATACTGACCCTACTACAGGACAATTTACAAACAGCTTACATTATCCAGCTTCTACGGCTGCGGATGATATAGTTGCGTATGTAGCTTCTGACCCTTTTCTAGTTATGCAAATGCAATCAGACGAATCTCTTAGTCAAGACGACCTTGGCAAGAACGTAGCTGTTGTGCAAACTGCAGGTTCAACTAGCATTGGCAGAAGCAGAAATGCGATTGACGGAAGTACGGCTGCTACTACTAATACACTACCATTGAAGATCATTGACTTTGTTGATGGTCCTGATAGTGCTATTGGTGATGGCTTTACAGACGTTTTGGTGATGTTCAACGTTGGACATCAATTATTGAACACAACAGGTATAGGCTAAGGAGGGTAATATGGCAGCTATTTCAAGAGCGAATGAGCTTAAGCAGCTTCTTCCTGGTTTAAACGCTTTATTTGGTGAGGAGTACAACACTTACGAAAATGAGCATGAGCAAGTCTACGTAACAGAAAACTCTGAAAGAAGTTTCGAAGAAGAGTTGAAGTTATCAGGATTTGGTGCAGCTCCTGTGAAAGATGAAGGTTCAGCTATCAGTTATGATACTGCTCAAGAATCTTTTGTAGCTCGTTATACTCACGAAACTATTGCAATGGGTTTTGCAGTAACTGAAGAAGCAATGGAGGATAACCTCTATGTTTCTTTATCTGCAAGATACACAAAAGCACTTGCTAGAGCTATGGCTTACACAAAGCAAGTGAAAGCAGCAGTTCCATTGAATAATGGGTTTACTAACTCTTTTCAATCTGGTGACGGGGTAAATTTATTTACTGCATCAGGTGATGGAGTGACAGGCGGTGACGGTCACCCACTCGTAAATGGTGGCAAAAACTCAAACAGACCTGCTACAGGAGCTGATTTGAATGAAACATCTTTAGAAGATGCAGTTATTCAAATTGGTAAATGGACAGATGAACGTGGTCTAAAAATTGCAGCTAGACCAAGAAAACTGATCGTTCCATCTGATCTGCAGTTTGTGGCTACAAGACTTCTCGAAAGTGAGTACAGAGTAGGAACTTCTGACAATGACATTAATGCTATTAGAAGCAACGGTGTGATTCCTGAAGGCTTTGCAGTTAATCATTATTTAACTGATACAAATGCTTTCTTTATCACAACTGATGTGCCTGATGGCATGAAGCACTTTGTTAGAGCTCCAATGACTACTAACATGGACGGAGACTTCAATACAGGTAACGTAAGATATAAAGCAAGAGAAAGATATTCCTTTGGTGTATCTGATCCTCTTGGTATCTTTGGATCACCTGGATCAAGCTAAAGAGATGGGGGAGCGTAAGCTCCCCCTTTTCTTGTTCTAGGAATTTTATTGTTTATCGACTGACCTAGCAGACAACCCAAGACGATAAATTTAATTAAGGAGACTTAATATGGGAAAATCAACTTTTAGTGGACCAATACAATCACTAGCAGGATTTATTTCTGCTGGTAATGCAAATGTGGTCAGTTTAACCGCAGACACAACTTTAACTGTGGCTGCACACGCAGGTAAAATTTTAACTACTAACGATGCTGACGGTAAATTTACTTTACCGACTATTGATGCAACAGCACCGACTAGAGATGATGAACCTGATCAAACTAATAATTTAGGAGCTACTTTTATTTTTGTAGTAGAAACAGCAGCTACAGATATGGATATTCTTACTGATGGAACTGATAAGTTTGTCGGTGGTCTTTATACTGGCGTAGATGATGCTACTGGTAAAACTTTTATATCAGGTGCATCGAATGATGTTATCACTATGAACGGTTCTACCAAAGGTGGACTCGCAGGTAGTATCGTTAAAGTAACTGCTATAGCCGATAATAAATATGCTGTTGAAGGCTTAGTTTTAGGTTCTGGCACAATAGTCACTCCATTTGCTGACGCTTAATAGGAGATAAATTATGGCTGATACAGTAACAAGTCAAATCATCTTAGATGGTGAGCGTAACTGTGTTATGAAGTTTACCAATGTCAGCGATGGCACAGGAGAATCAGCAGTAGCTAAAGTAGACGTATCTGCTTTAGCTGCTAACGCTGCTGGTACTGCTTGTTCTGAAGTTAGAGTATTGCGTATTAGTCATGCTGTAGTAGGCATGTCTGTACAATTATTCCTTAACGCTAGCACCAATGTATTACTTGCTGAATTAGCAGAAAGTAGTAATGGTCACATGGACTTCAGCGAATTTGGCGGTATACCTAATAACGCAGGCTCAGGGAAGAATGGCGACATTCTATTTACAACAAAAGGTCACAGTTCAGGAGATACTTATTCCATAACTTTAGAAATGGTAAAAGTATATTCTGACTAGGAGTACATATGGCTAAAGCAATAATAGCTACTAACGGAAACTTTCCTGCAGAATATAATGTTTTGCAAGCTAACAAAGACGGTATTTATGAAGTTGTTTTTGGTCCTGATCCTGATTTAGCAGATGCCCAAAGAAAGGCAGATGAGCTAAACGGTGTCAGAGCCAGGGATAACAAAGGTCACTACGTGGCTGATGATCCGTCTACACCAGACATAAACGAAGCTTATGTTGGAGGGAAAGCTCCCAAGAAAAAGGCTAAGAAAAAAACTAAGAAAAAATAATGCTTGACCAAGCTCTGTTGTCTAAAGAAATTAGAGAATGGAGCCGTGAAGTATTAGAAAAACCAAGTAAAAAACATAACAATCTACCAGCATGCCCGTTTGCTAATAACTCATGGACTAAAGATAGAGTGAAATGTATTTTAGGCTTGGGAGGCTTATGGGAAGATTTATTAACTTTGATTGAATCTTTTGACGATACGTATGATGTAATCATTTATTGTGCTACAGACTACGAAGATATATCAATAGGTGAGGTCGAAAAGAGAATAGATATTCTTAACGATTACGCAGTACCGATGAATCTATGGGTCATGGGTTCGCATCCTGACACAGAGATATCACACGCTGTAGATCAAACTGATTACAATCCTATTTCTGATGAAGATTATTATCAAATTTTTGTACAGAGATTGGATGTTTTAATAAAGGCTTCTGATAGTATTAGAACTAAAGGTTACTATGAGAATTATTTCAATGACGATTTTCACTCACTTGTGAGTAGGAGAAAACAAAAATGGCTGGAGAAAAAAAATCCAAAGTAAAAAAAATGTCCATGATGAAAGGCGGCAAGAAAGCCAAAGTCAAAAAAATGATGGGCGGAAACAAATCTAAAGTTAAAAAAACTACCATGATGCGTGGCGGCAAGAAAGCCAAAGTACAGAAAAAAGGTGCTGGCAAGAAAACTGAAATGCGTAAAATGAAAGGTGGTGGTATGGGAACTGAGATGTTTCAAGATTACGTTAAAAGAATGTTTGGAGGCGGCAAGACTAAATAGTGTCTCGCCAAAAAAAATCTAAAAAAGACCCAAGGCTGGCTAGGGCAGGCGTTAGCGGTTATAACAAACCAAAACGCACCCCTAACCATCCTAAGAAGTCACACGTTGTTGTTGCTAAAGATGGCGACAAAGTTAAGACTATTAGATTTGGACAACAAGGAGTTAAAGGAGCTGGCAAAAATCCCAAAACAAAAAAGGACAAAGCTAGGAAAAAATCTTATTATGCTAGGCACAATGCACAAGATGCTAGTCCTAGTAAGTTAAGTGCAAGATATTGGAGTCATAAAGTAAAATGGTAATGTCCAGGGCAAACTTTAAAAATATGACTAAGAAAGCACCCGCTTCTAAAAAAAAATTAAAGAATAGTGAAAAGAAAAAGAGACCCAAAGGTAGGAACGGGTAAGAAACCTAAAGGCTCTGATAGAAGACTTTATACTGACGAAAATCCAAAAGATACCGTTAGTATTAAATATGCAACACCTGCAGATGCAAGGGCTACAGTTGCTAAAGTAAAAAGAATCAATAAACCTTTTGCAAGAAAAATACAAATATTAACTGTATTAGAACAACGAGCAAAGGTAGCTGGTAAAAACGAACAAGCTAAAATAGCTAAATCTGGTAAAGAGGCTATTAGAAGAAAACATAAAAGGAGTAAATAATGGCTACAAGTGGCACTACAACTTTTAATTTAGACTTAACAGAGATCATGGAGGAAGCCTATGATCTTTGTGGTTTATCTATGATGTCAGGTGGCGAATATAATTCCGCAAAAAGAGCTTTAAATTTAATTTTTTTAGAGTGGCAGAACAAAGGTTTAAATCTATGGAAAATAGAACAAGCCACAACTGCATTAACAGCAGGAACTAATACGTATGCTGCAGAATCGTCTGCTCTAGAAATAGTGGATGCTTTTATAAGAACAGATGCAGCAGATACACAAAAACAATTCGATCAAAGATTAAGACGTATATCTAGAACAGAATACAATCATCAAGCAAAAAAACTTACCCAATCAAAACCAACTCAATATTTTGTAGACAAAGGCACTTCAAGCATGAACATAGTTGTCTGGTCTACACCTGATTCCCAACAAACTTATACCCTAGTTTACGATTACATAAAAAGAATAGAAGACGCTGGAGCAAATGCAGATATTAATCCTGATGTTCCTGCCAGGTATTTGCCGTGTTTAACTTATGCTCTAGCATACAATATAGCATGTAAAAACAACGAAGCTTTGAATAAGGTTCCTATGATTAAAGCTAGATACGATGAATTATGGAATGAAGTAAGTGACGCTGATAGAGAAAGAGCACCTGTAAAGTTTGTGCCTAATATGAGCGTCTATAGGTAATGGCTTATTCTTCTGGAAAAAAAGCTCTAGGCATTTGTGATAGATGTGGATTCACGTATAAGTTGTCTGAGCTTAGATACGAAATAGAAGATGATTCACGTAATGGATTTAGAGTTTGTTACGATTGTTTTGATGTTGATCATCCACAGTTAAGAATAGGAGATATAGAAACTTCTGATAACGTATCTTTGTATGATCCTAGAACAGACTCTGGAGAAAAAGAATCTACAGAGTATTTTGGTTTTAATCCTGTCAATAGCACAGGTATGGTCATGCGAAACGAAGTTGGACAAGTTACCATAACTACAGGAGAAACTAGCTCTACTAGCACAGATATAACAGGTTTAGAAGGAACTGCTAGTGTTGGTACAGTAACTCTAACAGGTATTGATGATACAGCAGCAGTAACGGGTGTTGCAGGTACCTCAGCTTTAGGATCGGTTAGTGCTTCAGGAGATACGGTTTATACAGTAACTGTTGCTTCTTATGGAGGCGGTAATAGATTTTATATAGATAGTGTGGTGTATCCAACTTTGACGCTCAATGAAGGCAGCACCTACAGGTTCGATCAATCAGAT